TTTATGAGTATTCAGCCCCAATGGAAGCACGACAAAAAATACACAATAAGAATTATTGGGTTATGGCTAACCCTGCTATTGGTCACACAGTCAGTTTAGAAGCCATTGAGGAATCGATCGCAACCAACTCAATAGAAGCTACATTAACTGAGACATTTTGCATTTGGATAGATAGCCAAGTATCACCTTGGACATTTGGGTCTATTGAAGCTACCTCAAATAGTGACCTAAGGTTACCTATTGGCACTATGACAGTTTTAGCCTTTGATGTTAGCCCAAGCAAGCGATCAGGTGCTTTAGTAGGCGCACAAATAACCCCTGAAGGCAAAATAGGCGTTGGAGTCATTGAGACTTACACAAGTGAGGTAGCCATTGACGAGATTAAAATGGCAAGTCAAATTAACGAGTGGGCTATGAAATACCGACCAATCAATATCGGGTATGACAAATACGCTACTGCTAGTATTGCTCAAAGACTTACTCAATCAGGGCATAAGTTGGTAGATATCTCGGGACAATCCTTCTACCAAGCCTGTGGTGAACTAGCTGACGCCCTCAGCAACCTCCGTTTAGTTCACCAAGGTCAACCCGAGTGGGTTAACTCAATGAATAACTGCGCAATGAAAACAAATGACGCAGGTTGGCGAATAGTCCGCAGAAAATCTGCTGGTGATGTTACAGCTGCCATTGCAACTGCAATGTGCGTCCACATGCTTTCAAAACCTATATCAGTTCCTCAGATTTATGTCTAGTCTTTGTGATATAATTCTCACATGGGATTTTTCCGCAACTTAATTGGGTTAGAGGATAAATCAACAATTAAGGCGCAATTAGCCCCACCTGTTGTAGTTGACCCGTTCAATTATTATTCACAGTTCACACCGTTTCAATCTGTATCAAGAGATGAAGCGATTTCCGTACCTTCAGTTATGCGCTGTCGCAACCTTATTGCAACCACAATCGGCGTTATGAGTCTAGAGACTTACTCAAAAGCAACTAAAGAGGAATTACCAAATTTGCCTTGGGTAAATCAATTATCTAAGTCAGCACCTAATTCAATTATCTTAACTGCTTTGGTTGACTCTCTCATATTTTATGGGCAGGGCTTTCTAGAAGTCACAGAGGTTTTTGCGGATGATAACCGTCCAGCAAGATTTGATTTTGTAAATAACACAAGAGTACAAGTTCAATTAAATAAGAAAAATACATTTGTTGATTTTTACACAGTAGATGGCGTAGAGCGTCCAATGTCAGGTGTTGGTTCATTAGTAACTTTCCAATCACCTATTGATGGACTGTTACATGCTGGCGCAAGAACATTAAGAGCAGCTATTGATTTAGAAAAAGCAGCGTCAGTTGCAGCAAGTACACCAGTACCATCAGGTATCTTAAAAAATAACGGTGCAGATTTACCACCTGCTGAAGTATCAGGTTTATTAGCTGCGTGGAAGCGATCAAGAGCAGAACGCTCAACTGCTTACCTAACATCAACATTAGAATATCAACCAACATCATTTAGCCCTAAAGACATGATGTACACAGAGTCAACCGCTGCAATGGCGACTCAAATTGCAAGACTCTTTAACATAAATGCTTACTACATTAACGCTGACACTAACTCAACAATGACCTATTCCAATGTTCAAGATGAGCGTCGTCAATTTGTGGCGTTATCTTTACAGCCTTACATCTCTGCTATTGAAAACAGGCTCAGCATGGATGATTTAACCCCTAATACACAATTTATAGCGTTCGACATTGACTCAGGATTTTTGAGAGCTAATCCGTTAGAGCGTTTAGCGGTAATTGAAAAAATGTTGGCACTTGAACTGATCACAGTAGAGCAAGCTAGAGAAATGGAAGAACTAAGTCCTAATGGAAATAATTAACTTTTCTGCTGACCTAGAAGCGTCAGAATCTCGCAGAATAATCGCTGGTCGCATTGTCCCATTTGAAAATGAAATTGGGCAAACCAGCGTAGGCGCAGTTATATTTGAAAAAGGGTCAATCGAAATTGCAGACCCAAAGCAAGTTAAACTTTTATTAGAGCATGACCCAAAGCAACCTATTGGTCGTATGAAAAATGTATCTGAGGATGACTCAGGCATTTATGCAGAGTTTAAGGTCTCCAACACCACCAAAGGGACAGACAGCCTAATTGAGGCAAGCGAAAATTTACGCAGCGGTCTTTCTGTTGGTGTTGAAGTTATTAAGGGAAAAAATAGCAATGGCGTGTACAGAGTAAGTGCAGCACGCCTCCTTGAAGTTTCACTTGTACAAGCTGCTGCTTTCAAATCAGCAGAGGTATTGAGTGTTGCTGCATCACAAGATGCAGAAGTTACAACCGAAACCAAAACAGAAAATGAGGAAATTGTGGAAAACACAACACCTGAATCTGTTGCGACTGAGGTAACAGAGACCCCTGCGGTTGAAGCCTCTGCTCGTCCAACAGTAGCAGCACCTATTTACACTAAGCCTCGCTTAGAGTTTACAAAAGAGAAGTTTCTAGAGAACACTCTGCGTGCGCAATACCTAAATGATGATGAAGCACGCCAATATGTTCGTGCAGCAGCAGACACAACTGACAACGCTGGTCTAGTACCAACTCGTCAACTAACTGAGTTAATTAACCCATTGTCAAATGCTGATCGTCCTTTCATTGACTCAATTTCATCAGCAGCACTACCTGACGCAGGTATGACTTTTGAAATTCCTAAATTGTCACAAGTACCAACAGTTGCAGTAACAGCTGAAGGTGCAGCACCAGCAGAGCAAGACCAAAATGTTGGGTTCTTATCTGTTGATGTAAAGAAATACGCTGGACAACAAACATTTAGCGTAGAAATCCTTGATCGTTCATCCCCTGCGTTTTTCTCAGAGCTTGTTCGTCAAATGGAGTTTGCTTACGCAAAAGCAACTGACGCTGCTGTTGCAGCAGCTTTAATTGCTGGTGGAACAGATGGTGGAAACCGTACAGTTTCAGCAGCTAACATCCAAGACTTTATTGCAGACGCCGCAGTTTCTATCTACAAGGGAACACTAGGCTTTGCTGAAAACATTGTTGTATCACCAGAGCAATGGGGTAACTTGATGGGTCTAGTAGACGGTTCAAACAGAGCTGTATTTACTCAGACAATCAACCCACAGAACGCTTCAGGTAACCTAACACCTACAAACATCCGTGGAAACATTGGTGGCTTGAACCTCCGTGTATCAACTGCACTAACAACTGGTTCAGGTGTAGGCGATAACACAATGATTATCGTTAACCCACAGTCATACACATGGTATGAATCAAGCAAGTACCGCTTGGAGTCAAACTTGATCTCAACTGGTCAAATCCAAGTTGCTTACTATGGCTACGGCGCAATCGCAACTAAGGTTGGCGCAGGAGCATACCGCTGGATGGTTGCTTAACCTTCCGCTAGAGGAAACAACCGTTAAGGGGCATTGGAAGCCTTTGCCCCTTAACTTTTAAGAGAGGAAACAATGGCAGCAACAACACCTACCGTAGCTGAACTGCGCAGCGTATTGGGTATTGGCTCTTTATATACAGACGCCGTTGTTGACGAGTGTGCGCAAGCAGCTCAGGATATTGTTTTTTCATACTTATGGATTAACGCAGTTCCAAATTCAGGTCATAGCAATACAGCAACAACAGGAACACTTTATTTTAATCAATCAATTGTCGGTGTTTTTTATGTTGGTCAAACAGTAACCATTAGTGGCAATGCTTCACATCATAATGGCTCAAAAACTTTAACAGGCGTAAGTGGCAACACAATTACTTACTCAATCAATGGAAATCCAACACCAGCACCTTTCCACCCAGTCGCACCTTACGGGTTAGTCAAAGCCGACACTTATGTGGATTACACAACAGTCGCAGCAATTCGTGAAGCTGCGTTAATGGTCGCTGTGGATATTTGGCAATCACGCCAAGCCAGCAACTCAACAAGCATTACCCCTGATTTTCAACCTAGCCCTTGGCGTATGTCTGCCAGTCTGATCGCAAAAGTAAGAGGTTTGTTAGCACCATATTTAAGTCCTAACAGCTTGGTTGGCTGACAATGACTGTCGCCGT